CGTGCTCACCGTTCAAGGTGCCGCTGCCGCCATTGCAATCCATTACTTCGATTAAATATATCGACATCGATGGCGTGGAGCAGACCGTGACCAGCTCGGTTTATGACGTGGACATCGCTTCCGAACCGGGGCGCATCGCGCTGGCTTGGGGGCAATCGTGGCCCTCGGTGCGCGAGCAGATGAACAACGTGACCATTCGCATGGTGTGCGGTTACGGTGATGTTGTGGACGTGCCGAAAGAGATCGTACACGCCATGAAGATTTTACTCAGCCATTTATACGAGCACCGCGAACCGGTAATTGTGGGCGCCGCGATCGCCAACGTGCCGCACAGCATTGAATCGCTGCTGTGGCCGAACCGGGTAGACATTCTGTGACAGCCGTGGTGCGGGCCGGGTTGCTGCGCCACCGGCTGACCTTCCAGACCGCGACGGAAACCCGCGATGCCCAGGGCGGCGTGACCAAAACCTGGGTCGATACCGTGACGGTGTGGGGTGACGTGGCGCCGATCCGGGCGCGGGAATATCTGAATGCGGACCAGATCCGGGCGGACATCACGCACCAGGTCATCATCCGGCAATATCCCGGGCTGACGACGAAGCAACGGATTAAATGGACGGATGACGGTACGGACCGGTATTTTCATATCGAATCGATCATCGACATGGAAGAACGTGACCGCAAGCTGCAGATCTTCTGCAAGGAAGAGGTGTGAGCCATGTATGACAACCTATCCATCAGGACGCGCGTGAACCCGCTCGGGTTGATGTATATCCGCATACTGGAGAACCTGATTAACGCGCATATCGAGGTGGCCGATCCGGACCAGTTCGCCCAGCGGTTCACCGAAATCATCAGCCGGCAGGTGGAATGCAAAGAGGTGAAAGCGCATGGCTGATAAATTCCTGGACATTAAAATGCTCGGCGAGAAGGAACTGCAGGCGCGGCTGAAAAAAATTGAAATCAAGATGCAGCGCAAGATTGTCAAGGGTGCCATGATGAAGGCCGCGCGCCCGGTGCTGGCGCTGGCAAAAATCCTGGTGCCGGTGAAAACCGGCCGGCTGCGCGACAGCCTGCGCATACGCACATTGACCGGCGTGCGTGGCGCCGTCGGTGCAAAGGTTGAAACCGGGACCCGGCAGCAACTCGGCATTCCGCACGATGAAAAATATTTTTATCCGGCCGTGGTGGAATACAAACACCAGTCCTTCCTGCGCCGTGCCGTGGATGACGACCGCGAGTTAATCATGAGTATTATAGCGCGCGAAATCCGCGCCGGCATCGAAAGTTTATGAGCCTGAAAAAAGCAATCTATTCGCATCTTGTTGGGCAGTACGATCTTGCGTTCACCGTAGACGCCGGCACGGATGTGATTACCGCGACCGGGCATACCCTGGTGGACGGCGACAAATTTCGCTCAGGCAGCACCACGACCTTACCCGGCGGCTTGTCTGCGGATACCGATCTGTTTGCGCGTGATGTGTCCGGCAGCACTTTGAAAGCAGCGCTGACTTCCGGCGGTGCGGCGATTGATATCACCAGCGCCGGCACTGGCACGCATACACTCGGCACGGCCGTGACGGATCTGGTGGCGGCGCGCATTTATCCCGGCCAGGCGCCGCAGGATGCCGCACTGCCCTATATCGTATTCAACCGCATCAGCTCGGAGCGGTTCCCGCACATGACTTCGCCTTCTGGCCTGGCGCGGGCGCGGGTGCAGTTCGACGTTTACGCCAGCTCACAACTCGAAGCCGAAGATGTGCGCAATGCCTTGCGCCTGTGGCTGGATGGTTACGACAAGGCCATGGGCAGCGCGAACCTCGATGTGCGGCTGGTGACGCTGGAAAACGAGGCCGACGACCTGTTGCCGCCGCAGGATGCGAGCGACACCGGTAATTTCAACATCATCATGGATTTCTTTTTCACTTACGCCGAAAGCATACCGGCACATTAATTCTTAATTTCTTTTTTTGCCGTCTTACTGGCGAATGCCAGTATCCAGTAAACAATATTTTTTAATCTTCCAACAGGAGACCGCCATGTATAAATTTATATGTAATCTATTTTTTATAATTGTGGCAATGATCGGTATTGTTGTCGATCAAACTTTGCGGCGTGCCGGCATCAATCCAGCCTGGTCAGGTATGTATGGTTTTGGTGTGGCAATGACGCCGGACCTGGGCAGCGGCGCAAGTATCGCATTTCAAACCGGGTTCCTTGCGAATTTGCTGAGCATGGACTGGGGCGGCATCAACCGCGCTTCAGTTGAGACCACCACGCTGGCGACGACCGGCGGCAAGACGTTCATGCCCGGCGATACTTATGACCCCGGCGAACTCAGCGTGGAGATGCAGTTTGATACCGATTCCGCCTGGGTGACGGCGCTGACGGCCGCGGCGGAAACCGTGACCATCACCTGGCCGGATGCGGAAACGGCGGCGGCTTCCGGGTTCATGACCGGTTTTGAAATCACCAACGTGACGAAAGAAGGGGTGATGACAGCCAACGCAACCATCAAGTTTACCGGCACGATCACTCCATAATATTTCTAACATAATTTTAACAAGTGGTGGTGTATGAATGTAAAAAAAATCAGTGGTGAGCTTTTTGTGCATGAAGAATTGAGCGCACGGGAATACGTGGCGCTGTGCGCTATCGGTGACATTCCCAGGGACGATCCAGGCAAGGCCGTCACCAGCCTGGCGGCGGTGTGTGCAGCCTGTGCGCGTAACCAGGGCGGCACGTTGATTAATATTGATGTTGAATACTGGCTGGACCAGCCATTCAGCGTGATTGAAGAATTCGGTCACGCGGTACTCAACATCGCCAACGGTCTGCAAAAAGACAAGGACGCTGAACCGGGAAACTGATTGACCATCCGGCGCTGGTGTTCGTGTACCGGCTGGCGCGCGAGCTCGGCGAGCCTGACATCGACAAGCTGCTGGATGGTCTGACTGCAAAAAAACTGATCAGCTGGATGGACTATTACGAACTGGAGCCGTTCGGCTATGCGCGCTTGGATATGGGCAACGCCATCATTGCGAGTGTCATTGCCAATGCCAACAGGGGTAAGCGGCAACGGCCGTTCAAGGTGGCTGATTTCATGCCGAAGTTCGGCCCGCGCAAGAAACAGGACTGGAGAGAGATGAAAGCACAATTCAAATTGTTCGCCGCACTGCATAACCAGCAGGTGAAGAAAAATGGCTAAAGCCGGCACGTTATCGGTCTCAATACTGGCGCGCACCAGTTCGTTTACGAAAGGCATGAAGCGGGTGAAGCGCGAGTTGGGCGACGTGACCCGGCGCGCGGCACAGTTCGGTGCGGTGGCCGTGGCCGCCGGCGCCTATATGGTACGGCAGCAGATGCAGCAGATCGATACCACCGGGAAGCTGGCGGCGCGCTTGCGGTCGTCCACGGAAGACATCATCGCGCTGAATAAAGCCACCAAGGAAGCCGGCGGCAGTGCCGAAGGCATGCAGAAGATGCTGCAGTTCCTGGCGAAGGCGGCCGGTGAAGCTGCTGGCGGCAGTTTGCTGACGAAGCGTGTGTTTGATGGCATCGGCATCAGCATGGATGCGCTGAGGTCTAAGTCACCGGTGGAGCTGATGCTGCAGGTGTCGGAAGCACTGGACCGGATCAGTAATGTGAACACGCGGGCGGCCGTGGCGGCACGCTTGTTCGGACGCCAGGGCGTTCAAAACCTGAACACGTTGACGGACCTGCGCAGTAAACTGGATGAAGTCAGGGCGCACACCGAGAAAGCCGGCCTGGCTTTTTCCAATATCGATGCGGCCAAGGTGGAAGCCGCCAACGATGCCTGGGGCAGGGTGAAAGACGTGCTGACCGGCATTGCGACACAGGTGGCGATCAAGATATCCCCGATCATTCTTGCATTATCACAACAATTTACGGAAGCGGCCACGGCGGGCGGTGATATGGGTGACCGGGTGACCTCCGCATTAGATAAAATTACAGATAAAGCGGTTGGCACTATTGAATGGATAAACAGGATTCGCCTTGGGTTTGATGTCGTTCGTCTGGCCGTATTAACAGTTGGCGAGGGGATCAGTAAATTACTTTCCTTCATCCCCGGTAAAGATAGTGGATTATTTTCTTCTATGGCTGAAGATTTCAGCAAAGAGGCTGATGAAGTTCGGGCTGGCATATTGAAATTATCGGATGATATTAGTAATAAAACATTGGGTAAAACTGCAGACGTTTTTCTGGGAAAGGCGAGATCCAACGCCGAAGAAATTGCGAAAAAAATGACGGAGACCAAAAAGGTTGCCGGTGAGATCAGCACGGAAGGGCTGGACAGTTTGTTTGGAGACGGCGCCAAGACGAAGGACAACAAACCATCGCTCGATCTGTTTCAGGGCGATATTTCCCGCTTCGCGCTTGGCTTTGAAGGGCGCATGAAGAAAGACAAGAACCCGCAGATCGACAAGACCAACGCGTTGCTGGAAAAGATACTGGGCAAGGTGGGGCCTAACGTGCCGGTGCTCGGCTGATGGCGGTGATCAGCGACATCAAGGAAGGCGATCTGAATGTCAGCGCGGAAGGCAGCAACTGCGCGCGTGTTTATTTTGTAACCGAACTTGCCGGCGCTGCTCCAGCCCGTTTATATAATTCATTGTTGACCGCCGGCGTGCCGCGCGTCGGCGAGCCGCACCCGGTGATCCCGGGATTGGTTGTGATTGGCATTGTGGCTGCGCCGGATGAACTCGGGGCGAAAGTGACGGCGACTTACGGATTCCCGACGTTTGAACAAAAAGAACCGAACGAAACCGTGCAGCCGGTGATTCAGGTCGGCTCAACCCTGCAGGAAAGTACCACCAGCAAGGACAAGGACGGAAGCCTGATTAAAACCACGTTCACTTATACGCCGGTCGACGAAGACGGCAACCAGGGCGAGAAAATCACGGAAGACTATGTGCCGTCGCTGTCGGTGCAGGTGCCGATGACGTCGATCGAATACCAGCGCCGCGAAAATAATAATCCGATACAGAAATCCATGCTGTATGCCGGCAAGGTCAACAGCGTTTCCATCGGCGCGTTTGCGCCCCGCACGTTGCTGTGTACAGGGATCGAGGGCGGTTCGAACGACGGCGGC